AACTTGCGGCCTTGAAGGAACGCTGGTGACGGACTGGAAGCGGGTTGCACAGAAGCGTTAGCTTGGAAAGGAAAAGATCATGGCTCACGTGTATGAAGGCAAGCCGGACGACCGCCAGAGTGCGGAAGCGATCACCCCCACTCGGTTTCGGCCGAAGTATCGCGCGCTGACCGACGAGGAAAAAGCCCTTCACGACGAAATCAAGGCCAAGGCGACGGAGCTTGAATCGCTTTTCGAGCGCGTGAAACCGGGGCGCTATAGCTCTTTGGGCATGACGGCGCTTGAAGAAAGCGTCATGTGGACGGTGAAAGAGCTGACTTCCTAACAAAAAAAACCCGGCAGCCGAGGCCGCCGGGAAAGTTTAGGGAGGAAGATAACGCCTACACCTCTCGCCTACCACACCCGTTCGCAAAGCGCAAACCATGATTCTGCCGTCGAGCAAAACCGAACTTCTGCGCCAGGTGCTCAACATCAAGGAGGCCTGCCGCGCATCGGCAGGCCAGCGGGCGGCGCTGTGCCGGGTTCACAACCTCTGGGTCGAAACCGGGCGGGACTCGGGGCAACGCGCCCTCGTGAACAAGCTGTTCGCTCACGTGGACCGGCTGCAGTCGCACTTGTTCAGCCCGGCCGAGTTGCGGTTCGTGCTGGATTACGAGGCGCATTACGCAGCGGACGTGTTGGCCAAGGGAGAGGTCGCGGCTCGCGTGCTGACGCGCGAGTGGGAGCGCAAGGACATCGATGTCCAGTTTGGCAACGCCGTCAATCTGGCGCTCCAATACGGCGGCGCCATCATGAAGCAGATGTGGGGCCACTCCGGTGTGGAAGCCCGCGTCGTCATGCCCTGGCAGTTCGGCGTCTATCGCGAGGACATCAACAGCATCGAGGAGCAAGAGGCGCTGTGTGAGAGCGGCCTGATGACGCTGCCCGAGGTGTGGCGGCGGATCAGTCATCTGCCGGATGCCGAGTCCATGTTCACGCGCATCCGGGCGCACGCCAGCCGCGAGACAACCGAGACGCTGAACGGCAATTTCTTCCACAATGTCCTGTCCACCAGCATCCTCAACACGACCGGCATTGAGAGCGCGCGGCAGACGCCGGGCGGCGTCGTGCAGCTGGCCGGGACTGGCGGCGGGTCCATGGTCGGGCCTCAGGTCAACATTGACCTTGTGCCGTTCCACGAGCTGTGGGTGAAGGACGATGAGCGCGAGGACTACACGACGGTTCTGCTGATCGAACCGGACATCCTTGTCAGCCCATACTTCAAACGCGAGAACATGTTCGCGCCGAAGACTCAGCCGTTCAGCCTGGTGCAACCGAATCAGACGGCCGGCTATTTTTGGGGTCGGTCGGAGATCGTAGACCTTATGGAGCCCCAGGGTCTTTTGGCCACGTGGATGGACGATCTGCGGCGTTTGATGGGCGTGCAGTTCGATAAGATTCTTGCCTTTGTGGGCGCGGACGGCATCACCGACGAAAAATACGATGAGTTCCGCGCGGCCGGCTACGTCGATCTGCCGGCGGGCGCCAGCGTGAACGATCTCACGCCCGGGCTGCCGCCGCAGACGTTCCAGGCAATCGACACGCTGAACAAGTTCATGGAGGAAGTGTCCGGGTTCTCTAACATCCTGTCTGGGCAGGGCGAGATGGGCGTGCGATCCGGCAATCACGCGGAGACGCTGTCCAAGATGGCCTCACCGCGACTGCGGGACCGGTCGTTGCTGGTTGAGCGCCAGTGCGCAGCAATGGCGGACAAGACGTTGGATTTGCTGCAGGCTAAAGACGCCCAGCAATACATGACCGAGGACAAAAAGGGGTTCTTGCTGCACGACCTGCCGGAAGATCGTCGCGTGATCGTGGACAGCCATTCGTCGAGCCCGATCTTCGCCGACAATCATCAGCAGCTGATCGCGTTCGGCCTTAAATCCGGGTTCATCGGCGGCGAGAGCGCGATCGAGATGTTGCCGTTCCCGCAGAAGGACATTCTCAAGCAGCGCTATGCCGAGATGCAGCAGCAGAAAGCGAAAATGATCCAGGAGCACCCGGAGTTGCTTGGGAAGGGCAAGGGGAAGCACTAGCCCTCGCCGTTAACCTCCGACGCGCTGAGCCTCAATCCAGGCGTTCACCTCGTCCCGTTCGTAGAGGATGTTTCGCCCGCGCCGGTGACACGGCGGCGCGTGGCCGTCTTTGCGATGACGGAGCAAATAGGCTCTGGAGACCCCGCAAAGCGCGGCCACTTCTTTCACTGTGATCCAGCGCGAAGCAATCATGCCAACACGCTACAACCGTGATGTATCTCCGTCAACGGCTTTGGGTTTACCGATAGTCATCCGAGGCAGTTGTCCTCCCGAGTCGCAAGACCCTGGGTGGCGGTTGTTGGGAGAGGAGCCCCCTCGGTGTCGATCGCTTTCGCGTTCGGCCGGATCAACTGAGTGCCAGGAGGGTACCATGGCTCGCAAGATGCACCGCAAGGGTCGCAAGTAAGACCATGTCGGGCAGCCTCGGTCAAGCCGCAGCCCCCTCGGCCCCGCCTGCTGCAGCCGCAGCACCGGGTGCCGGGTCGAATCCGGGTCAGCCGCCTTTTGGCTCCTCCCCGGTTTCGCAGCCCACCCCCAACCGGGGAATGGAAGCTGCGGGGTTGTCCCGCGTGGCCGTGGCTGTCCGCATTCTTGAGGACGCTGTCAAGACGCTCGGCATCTCGTCCGAGGTCGGCAAGGATGTCGTCAAGGCCGTCCACGCTCTTCTCAAGCACATTCCCGAGGGGTCGGTCCCCTCTGGCGTGCAGCAAAGCACGCTCGAAGCGCTGATGCAGCGCAACCAGCAGATGTCGCCGCAGATCGCGGCTGTTCGCGCCATGCAGCCTCCGGGCGGCGGTGCCGGCGGTGCCGGCGGCGGAATGTCACCTCCCGCTCAGTAAGGAACGACGCACATGGTCAACATTTTCCAGGACACCACGAAGTCCATTCCGCGCGGCACCGACTCGCAGATCGTGCGCACCCCGATGGACCAGCTCGACGTGGGTGGTCGCAAGAGCCATCTGCCGAACGCGCAGAAATCCGGCGACATGTCCATCTCGCACGTCCCGAATAAGGGCTGATCTCCATGGCCCTGATCGAAGTCGAAGCCAGCGAGTGGGCGGCGCACCGCCAGGTCACTGAGACCATGCAGAAGCTCCTGAACAACCCGGCCACGCGCCGCAAGGTTCTGGAGGCCCAGAAGACGCTGAACCCGGATCTGGTCATCCCCGAGCTGGACGCGCACGAGCCGCTGCGCACCGAGATCAGCCAGATCACCAAGCGCTTCGACACGCTGGCGCAGCAGCTCGCCGACGAGCGAGCCGAGCGCGAGAAGCAGCAGCGTATGGAAAAGCTGCAGCAGACCTGGGACCGTGGCCGCAACAGGCTGCGCGCCAACGGCTACACCGACGAGGGCCTGACCGAAGTCGAGAAGTTCATGGAGGAGAAGGGCATCGCGGATCATGAGGTCGCGGCCGCCGCTTTCGAGCGTCTCCATCCGCCGGCCGAGCCGGTCAAGAGCGTGGGCGCCAATCGGTTCGATCTGTTCGAGCCGGACAACCGCGGCGGCGAGGAGATGCAGAAGCTCTTCGCCAACCCCGACGATCCGATGGCGCTGGACAGTCTGATCAACACCACGCTGCGCCAGGTGCGCGGTCGGTAATAAGGAGACCTTGATATGCCGATCCCCGGTACCGGTGCAGCCCCCACAGGGGCTCTCTACAACGAACTGACGGCGGTCACTCGCCGCGCATTCGTTCCGAAGCTCTTCGTGCAGATGTACTACGCGACCCCGACGTTCTTCTACATGATGGGCAACGCCCAGAAAGTGGCGGGTGGCATGTCGCAGATTACCATTCCGACCCAGGGCCAGTCCATGGTGCAGGGCCAGTTCACCGGCTACGGCGGCGGCTTCAACCAGCCCAACATCACGCCGGGCGTGCAGAACGCACAGTGGAACACCTGCTATTGGGTGGTCCCGGTGCCGCTGCCGTTTGGCGAAACGGTGATCCAGGCAACTGACCGCGAGATTTCGCTTCTCAAGGCCCGCATGAACGACGTGTACGCCGTCTCCGTGCAGAACCTCGCGCCGTTGATGTTCTCGGGCAACACGGGCGCCAACCCGCTGCAGCCGAACGGCTTCGCGGACGGCTTCGACAACGGCGTGAACTATCCGACCTACGGCGGCATCAACCGCCTGTCTGCGGGCAACGCCAACTGGAAGGGCCAGTACTACAACGCCTCGACGCTGACCTCCGGGTTCACGCGTCAGACGATGTCGCAGTACATCATTCAGATCACCGATGCGGCTGGCGGCGAGGCGCCGACGTTCGGCGTGATGAACCCGGGCGACTTTTCGACCCTGAACAACTCGTTCATCGGCGTTGAGCAGATCTTCACCCGGCCGGGCCAGGAAGGCACGATGGGCACTCCGGTGCGGTCGTCCTTCCCGAACGTCAACATCGCTGGCATTCCGATCTTTGCCGACCACTTCTGCCCGAAGGGGTCCGCCTTCTTCATCAATTCTCGCTACACCTCGTTCTACATGAGCGAGGACGCGGCGTTCGACTTCTCTGGGTTCTATTCGTTGGTGCCGCTGGGCCAGATCGGCCAGCAGGGCGTTACAGTGCTCGGCTACAACGTCATCACCTCGAAACCTTCCGCAAACGCAATTATCACCGGGTTCCAAGGGAGCGCTTTTTGATCATGAGCGCCTCGGCGATCTGGTACATGTTGTCGTCGTTGCCGTCTGCTTTGAGCGCATTGACTGCCCAGAGCACGAATCGGCAATTATCGGTCGTGTACCCGGCGCCGGGGCGGATCTGGTCGATGCTTGGTGAAAAAACGCGCGGTTCCTGTTTTTTGCGACCCAGCGAAAACGGTATGCCGGTTAGTTCGCATTTTCCGGTCCAGCGGTCTTTCGCCCAAGTTTCGGTCAAGCCGAAAGGCTGCCCGCGTTTTGCACAACGGCTTTTGCTCGAGTACAGCAAGGCTTTCCAGGGTTCGTCTATGCGGATTTTTTGGAATTGCTTGTCTATAAAAGCCTGGAAAGCCGCAGGGTTGTTTTCGGCCCAAGAGTTTCGGGATTTCCTTCGACGCAACCGAAACTCTTCGTTGGAAGCCCATCTTTCCCGGCACTTGGCCCGCA